TATCGAGGGCGGTGCAATTGGTACGTGGGTAAGCTCCTTGCAACAACCCAGATTGGAAGGCGTCAGCGCGCTCTTTGAGCGGTCCTCGCCCCGGTAAATCTCCCTTGCAAGTGCCACTTGCGCGGAGAAAACAACCGAGGTTCAGCATAGCTGACCAACCACCGTTGCGATCACGGACGGGTGAATGTTTGAGGAATTGCACATCCTCGAAGACTTCACACTCCTGTTCCCATCCGGTCACAATCTACCCACCCCGTTCACAGGCTGCGCGAATACTCTCACCATCGACATAGTCGCACTCAGAAATGGAGATGGGTATGAGCTCGTCGGCGACCCCATTAACCAGCCCGGTGGCTGTGACTCCAGACTTGAGCAATGGGTCCTCCGGTACCACGACGACAGTGACCTTCTTGTCGACAAGTGAGCGCAGCTTGAGCGGGGACTTACACTGAGCAACAACACGCTTCCAGTCGCGCAGAGCGACAATAGGGATGGTCCATCCAACCGCTTTGAAGAGACGAGCGTCATGGGATGTGTCACAGGAGACTATGTCGAGACAATACCAATGTACCTTCCCATTCTTGTCCCGGATAGCTAAGACGGAGTCGTCTGAGAAGTAACAGAAGAAGAATCGTCCGGGAGGATTGTAGAGCATCTCAAATGCCTCCTTCATGATACCGGGTTCAGGTGACTTGATGAACCAAATATCGCCACCATTTATGTGGATCTTCTCCGCCGCCATAGCTATCTTCATGCGCTCACACAACTTAAACCCCAAGAGAGAGGCGGGGGTGAAGAGGTCGACAATCGTACGCGGATACTTCCCGCTCTTTGCCCACTCGTTCAGTTTAAGCTTCCACCAGTTCTTCGTTATCTCCCAGGTGTGGTCAGGGTCGTTGGCATGTGCAGTCTCAATCAACTCACGCCACGCTTGGATGCGCAACTCCCTCTTCGGATGAGGGTCGGCATGATGCGCTTCGGCCTCCATTCGCGCACTAACCCAGTCAGAGAAGTATGGAGTATACCTCTCGCGCATCCCGAGCAGCCAATCCTTGTGTTCATCAATGAACTTCGCCTGATTGCGATACAGCAATTCGTGATAGCCCGGGATCTCGGGTTTGCGAACAGCTGTCAGTCTACGGATCGCCAGTGCAAGGTTGCGGTCGGTATTCGCATAAATCACACCATTGTGCATAGGTGCAGGCCCGAAAAACGTGCGGTATGTGCCATCCTCCTTCTGCTTCCCAGCGGGGAACTCAAGGTGTCCGTCGTGCCAGTACTGTTCCCCTTTGATACACTTAAACCTGTTGTTATATACATACTCCTTTTCGACGACACAATCCACTACGCCAACCTTGAAGCAGGGGCGAACCTCCGGGTAGTCCTGGAGTGCCCCCTTACCCGAAAAACCGGCTTCATGGTAGTCACTGGCGTGCGCATCAACCGCACAATGTCACGAAAGAGCATCACCTGGACAAAATGCTCGATAGTATTGTTGGTG